TTTAAGCCAGCTTTCGTGCTTATTAAAAACCCTAATAGAGCGGGACATTGGACTATCTACAATAATAAAACATCGAATGAATATAATCCTTCAGGGAATCAGCTTCTTGCAGACACGAATCAAAGTGAAGCAACTGTAGGGAATTATCCACTAGACCTCACCGCAAGTGGATTTAAGGTGCAGGGAAATAACAACAACCATAATTACAGTGGCGAAAACATTATATATCTAGCATTTGCTGAAACACCATTCGGCTTGAATAACAGAGCTAGATAATTCGTGTTGGTAAAGTACATTACCCTAATACAGAAAAAGGGCGTAAAGACTCACTTCAAGCTTTACGCAACGTAAGAAGAGCATTGACATCAGAAATGAAAAAGAGAAAACAATATGGACCCTGCAACGATTGCATTAAGTATAGCCGCTTGTAAAAAAATAGCCGAAACCTGTGTCGATGTAAAGGACTTAACCCATTCTCTTGATTCCTTATTTAATCATCAGGAAGAACATGAAAAGAAAGAACCCAAGAAGAATGAACCCACTACTCGTATGCAGCAAGTCCTTAAAATTAGGGCAGGGGATGAAGGATACGATGACGATACGGCTATAAGCGCAGTAGCTAATGACGTTCTGGCTCAGAAACAAAATGATTTAGCTTTAAAGGGTCTAGCCAGAGAGATAGATAGAAAGTGGGGGATGGGTACATGGGAAACAATAATAGATGAACGTGAGAAACGTCTAAAGGTAAAAAAAGAAAATCAAAAGAAGGCTAAAGAAGTAGCAAAGAAACGTCAGATAGAGTCAGATGCTAAATGGGATAAAATATATTACTGGCTTAAAGAGTTTGGAAAGTTAATAGTTATATTTGTATTTTTTGGTATCATAGCATGGGTAGTTATAGCAAATAAATGTACTGGACCGGGATGTTAAATGGAATTTGGAATAAGAGAATTAGTACAATTTGGAACACTTCTGGCCTCTTTAGCCGGAGCCTTTGCTGTAGTAAAGTCTCAGTTAGCCAGGGTCATACAGGACATTAAAACTTTATCTACTGAATTACATGAGTTAAACACTAGACTAGATAAAGCCGAAGCAGATTCAGCGGTAGTAAAACATCAAAATAAAGTCTTTGGTAATATTTTGTCTCCGGATAATTTAAAACAATTAAGTAGTAGTATTGCTGAATTAAAGACAGAAATGAGAGTAGTGCATAAAAATTTAGATCAAGTCCATTCTATGCACAATGGTTCACACCCACCAGTAGGAAAATAAGATGCCCAGTTTTGGAAATAAAAGCAGAGAAAGATTAGAAACTTGTGATCCCCAGATTCAGTTAGTGCTTGAAGAAGCCATTAAACACTACGATTTTTCTGTACTGGAGGGACATCGAACTGAAGAAAAACAACAAGAGTACTTTGAGTCAGGGGCAAGTAAGGTGCAGTACCCTAATTCAAAACATAATTCGTATCCAGCTATGGCAGTGGATGTGGTTCCCTATCCTATTGATTGGGATAATCTCCAGCGGTTTAAAGAGTTGTCTGAAGTCATTAAGGAAGCTTGTGAAACTGTAGGTGTAGATAACTTACATTGGGGTTTTGATCTATGGCAGTGGGATATGCCACATTGGGAACTTAGGTAATGCTCCCACTCTTAGGGCCACTTGTAAGCGGTGTATTTGACATAGGCAAACAATACTTTGCTAATAAAGCGGAAAAGTCAAAAGCTAAACATGAACAAGAAATTGCAGTAATCCGTGGAGATCAGAAGTGGGACGAGATACAGGCAAGGAATAGTGGGGACAGTTGGAAGGATGAGTATTTAACAGTAGTCATAACGTCACCATTTATCGCTATGTTCTTAGCGGCTGTTCTCGACAATAGGGGAATGGTGGAACGAATAGGGGAAGCCTTTATAATTCTCCAGAGCGAAGTCCCTGAACAATACTGGACACTGTTAATCATAGCCTTTGGTGCATCTTTCGGTGTCAAGGGTGTCGTAAAGGGTGCTAAAACATTTATTGATGGGAAGAAAAAATAATGTCATTTCGATCTACAATTAATAAAGTCTTAGTCAGGCTAAGAGAGGACACAATCACTTCTGATTGGTCCGGAGCTATTAACGATTCTACGTCAGTAGATGATTACCATAAATTGGTAGGTGAATTTGTAAACGAAGCTAAGACCATTGTAGAGGACGCTTGGAACTGGGGAGCCTTGAGGACAGTAATTGCCATAAGCACTACTTCCGGAACATCTCAGTACACTGTAACCGGAGTAAATAACCGTAGTCGTATCCTACAGGTCATTGACTCTACAAACAATTCTTTACTTACCCAAACTTCCGATGACTACTTTTATAACGTAACGTATACAGGTACATCCTCTAACGGTGTCCCGGTGTACTACCGACTGAATAATAACACTATCGACTTCTGGCCCACCCCCGGAGGTACTTACGCAATCAAGATTCATGCTGTAGATACTCCCGATGATCTTACACTAGCCGACGCTACCTTTTCCGTTCAGGAACACTTAGTAGTCCTTGGAGCCTATGCACTGGCTCTGGCTGAACGTGGCGAGGACGGAGGAACACCTAGCGATCAGGCAATGGTCAGATTCAGAACTGCTTTAACTGACGCTATTTCACAGGATTCCCAACGAACTGTAAACGAGACAACTTGGTATGCCAGCTAAACCAACTACACCTATCCCTCTTAAGGGGATGGGGAGTTCCGGACTAAACACTCAGGCTCAAGATTCTACTTTGGGACCCGAATGGCTGACTCAGGCCGAAGGAGTGGTGTTTGACCTACAGGGTCGAATAGCTTCCCGTAAGGGTATCAAGATGGTATCTAAAGCCATAGCTAGTCCGGTCAAGTCCATAGGTGGGTACATTAAATCAAACCGGACTAGGGAATATTATGCCGGAGCAGGGAACGCAATCTATAAGATAGATACTTCCACTAGTCCCTATTCCCTTACGGCTCAGACTTTCTCCGGAAGCGCACAGACTATATCGGACGCTAACTGGACATGGGTAAACTTTAATGACGAGTTATGGGGTATCCAGACAGGACATAAAGTTATAAATTATAACGGCACTGCATGGTACGATATAGATGATATTACTTCTACATACGCCGCACCAGCCGGAGTAACTACCTTTGACCCCTCATGTGGTCTTGGTGACTTTGGACGTATGTGGTACGGAGGGATTACTGAAGCACCCGGAGTTGTTTATTATTCAGATAACCTTATAGGGGAAAAATTAAACGGTGGGGCTGCTGGTTCTATTGATCTTAAGACAGTATGGGGTAACGATGAAGTAGTGGGGCTAGGTTCCATTATGGACAAGATTGTAATATTCGGTAAACAGAATATTGCAATTTATTCCGGAGCTTCTAACCCGTCCTCTATGGCTCTTGAAGAAGTCATTAAGGGTACGGGGTTAGCAGGGAAGGACAATATAGCTTATGTAGGTACGGACATATTATTCCTTAGTTACGAAGGTTTAATGTCCTTAGGCAGACTTCAGCAAACGGACGGTAAGGCTCCCATACAGGATTTATCGGTAACTGTCCGTAACGATCTTGTGGGTATCTTATCTTCCGCTACTGTAGCAAACATTAAAACTGCTTATTATCCGGAAGACGGTTTATTAGTTATATTCATGCCCGACGAAAAGAAGGCTTATGTATTTGATGTCAAGATACAGTCAGCTTCACCAAGAGTGACTACATGGCCCTTCACTACGTCCCCTTTATGTGGACTGGGTACTATCGACGGTAAGTTATTTATGGGTTTACCTACGGGAGTAGCTGAATACTCAGGTTATCAGGACGCAACCATTACTTCCGATGGATCGGGCGGCTGGACCACTACGACTTCTAACTACAGTTATGTATTTCAGACTTCTTGGTTAGATTTAAATTCACCTACCTTTGCTAAAATTATTAAGTCCGGACTTTTTGCAATCACCGGAGGAAGAGGGGCCAGTTCCACAATATCGGTCTATAAAGATTTTGAACTAGGCACTCCTTACTCCAAGACTATTTCCCTTGTGTCCGGAACAACCATATCGTTATACACACAGGGAGGTGACGGTGCGGCATTAGCAGCCGGAACAAGATCATTATATGATACGGCTAAATACGGAGCCTCTGCTGGTCCCAAGGACTACAAAGTTTCTCTGGGAAGAACGGGGAAAGTAATTAAATTAAAGATGGATACGACAGTCGAAGGGCATTACTCAAGTTTAACCGATGCAACATTATTAACCAAACAGGGCAAGATAAGGTAGGAGTATATTATGAGTTTTTGGGATATTGATTTAGACTTAGGCGATATTCTTCAAGGCGGTCTAGGCTGGTGGGGCCAACAAAGGACTAGAGATGCCGCTTTAGATGCCGCACAGATACACGCCGATACTGTAAATAGAAATGCAGATGCGGCTATGGCTGCTTCAATGCCGTGGGCTGTTGGCGGTACTGGTGGATTTGCCGATTTTGACCCTGAAGGTCGAGTAGGGGTAATGGAGCTTTCCCCTGAACTTCAAGAGATATATTCCGGAGCTTTAGGCCGAAGTGGTCTATGGGGAGCGCAAGCTGCTCAATTCATGGGGGACCCTTTTGGAGCAGCGGATAAATTTTATCAAATGCAACAGGAATTAATTGCACCTGAGGAACAAAAGCTACGATTAGCCGCTGAAGACCGCTTAAGAGCGCAGGGACGTTTAGGGACCACTGGAGGTATGAACCAGTACGGAGAGTTAGAAAAACAAATACAACAGGGTCAGAACGAACGTAGAGTGTCCTCATTTAATCAGGCACAGGCATATATTGATTCCTTGTTGGGTAGAGAAAGTGGAGATTTAGGGACCGCTACCGGACTTCTAAATATACCTTTACAGTATGCTGCTGTAGGCAGAGGTATCGGAGGTGACCTGAGTGGTATAGCTCAAGCTCAACTAGGGGCCAGAAATAAAGCAGCGGATATCTGGGGGAAACCGTCTGCGATTGATCCTTGGGGTAAGACCCTAAGTGCCATGAGTGGTCTATTTTCTCAACCCATAAAAAGTAGTGGTAAACCTAGTACAGCATTATGGACTTAGTAGATAATAAGGTATAGATAAAATGACTGTTCTCCCTAGACCCACAAAGGAAACTTATACAGATTTTCTAAAAAGAAAACTAAGAGGTAGAAACGTATCTCCTGAGTTTAGGCAGAGATACCCTGCATTATTTGATTCTGTACAGCAAACTACTCCGGCACCTGTAGCTAATTGGGAAACTTATTATAGACAGGCTAAACCGAAAACTAATATACAAAACAACGATGACGGTATGGGGAATACTGACGGGTTATTTAATCCCAATGATTTATCTAGGGAATACTTAGATTCGTTTATTGCAAACGTACAAAATGCACCACAAAACATTGCCAGAAGTTTTGAAAGAGGGTTTAATGAACTTACTACTGGACTTCCGGATGTTCGTAGTAATGAAAGTATTTTAGCGGAAATTGATGCAAATAGGGAAGCAAGGGATCGCGCTGGCCTCATGGGTCATCCGAGTTTATTTGATATGACCGATACTCTTATGAAAGGTGAATTTGATAATTTAGAAAAATGGGGTTGGGGACCGGGAATTACACCAGTTAAGGGATCAGATTATGTCGATACTTTGGACCGTGGGTTATTTTCCGGACTTGGATCATTTGGAGAAAAGTTAAGTGGAGCTATTCAAGAAGAAATTGTTAATCCTATTAAATCTGGAGTTGATGAATTTACAAGTTTTGTTAAAGACCCTTCACAATATGTTGAAGATAAATGGAACAGCATATCCACTGAAGACGTAGTACCAAAAGGAGCAGGGATGCTAGGGAAGTACGGTGCTGGTTTACTTGGATTAG